CAAGTCACACGAGTGCGGAGCCGGAAGGCCGCGTGAGGTGGCAAGATGAAAGATGTCATCGACACATTGACTAGGATGAGACAGCAGCGGCAAGCTGAGGCAAAGCGGATGCTTAAAGAGGCGAGCATTATCTGCGGTACGATTATTGTGCTGGCTGTGATCATTATTGTTGTAGGCGTGAGGCTTTAAGATGGTACTAGACTCAAAGTTTTTACTGTACGCTATTGAGCAGAAACAAGATCAGCAACGTGTCAAATGGTCAGAGCAGACGCGAACGGAAATAACAATTTTAAAGCGGAGGTTGATCGAAAATGAAAACATGCTCCGACTGCCCAGCGTACCGCTTGAAGAACACTAATGCGGTAGGTTATTGCCCGATTAATCACAGGCAGGTCAGAAAAGGTTATATCATGATGCCGGAAGGTAATTGCCCAAAACCGAACCAAGCTCAACTCATTGAGATACTGGAGCAGATGAAACGTGATGCGATATCAGAAAGAGAATAAATTAGCGCGTGAGATTCTGGAGAACGACATCAAGATGTATCTGTCAGCAGGTAACAAGATTGATGTTCGCAAGCCTGGTGAATCAGTAGCAGTAGATGGGACAAATAACTGGCCTGCCGGTTTTTACAATGACGACAATATTGCTTTTCACAAAAAACGTCCGAGGCCGCGATGAAGTTCGTAACCTACCCATCTGGAAGCGTCCTGTGCTGCGCTCCACACGATTCTGGGTCAATCATGGCACTATGTAGCGACATGCACCTATCGTTGCAGGAGCGTCACGATAAAGCCCAGCAAGAGGTGCAGGAGATACTTGATAGGTTAGCCGCCAGAGAGGAATAACGCTCTCTCGGCTTCTCTGCGCCTGACTAAGCCGTTCAGCACCTTGCCGCCAGCCTTGTTCCATTTGAGGAACTCTTCTGCTGCGCCAGAGTAATCAGCACGATTGAACTTCATCCGCAACGTACTCGACTGAAGGTTGCCTAGTCCCACATTAAACGCAAAGCTGACCAGCGCATCCAGGCGGCACTGGCTATCAACAGCAGCAGGACATAGTCTTCGTACGCCAGCCGAAAACCGATCCAAATCTGCCTCAAGTAACGCATCAATTTCATCAGCATTCCAAAGCCTATTATGCTCTGATCGTAGTGGATAGCTGGCTCTCTCGTCTGTTTTGAGCCGCGCTTGGTCAGGGTACAGCACTCTGCCATACCCAATCGTCCAAAGCGTGGCAGGGCACTTGTAAGGGCTGTTGTGGCAACCCTCAAAGCTTTTGATCAACTGGATGCCAGCCTCGGATATTGTCATTTTTTAGCAAACGCCTGCGACCCGAACCAGAATGCGATGATTGTCGCCAGGATGCTGGTTTCAGATTCTGACCAGATTATCTCGATAGCCTCATTAAAAGGCACACCAGTTGAGTACGCGTACCAGATGCCAACGCCATTAACGGTACACAACATGCCCACGAAGAGGTAGGTCACGACTGGTCGCACCGAGGCTCGAAGGTTGATTACCCAGGTACTAGCCCCCTCTCCGATTTTCATATCGTGCTTCCACATGGCAAGCTTTTCCTGCGCTTGTGTTTGCATTGCAATCTGCTCAGTCTTGATTTCTTCCACCGCCGCTTGGGCGACAAAGCCTTCTTTAGCCAGGGCCAGCTCCCGTTCACGCTGTGCAGCCATGAGAGCTAATTCGTGCTTTTTATCACCACGATCCTGTACGAATTCCAAAACGCGAGGCAGTCCCCCAGAAGCAAATCCTAAAAGTGTTGATACCAATGTCATCATGATAGTTACCCCAGATTCATTAAAATGCCGATTATTAATGCTAACAATGCACCCACTAAACCGATTATCACAACAATGGTCAGCACGTTTGCGATAAACTTTCTCATCTTGCGCCGCTGGTTTTGGATTGCTTTAGCGCGAGTGTCTTTAATACGCGCTCTGTCCCGCATCATGGCAGTGTACTCGTCAGTCCCCCATCGCCAGACGATTAACTCACGCAGTTCCTTCTCCTGCTGCTCAATTTTCTTGCGAGCTATCAGTGCTTGCATAGCCTCCTGCTCAACACTGCCTTTGGCGATCAGCTTTCTAAATAGCGGCGGGTCTTTGGCTTCTTCTTCTGCGGATTTGACATCACTGACGGCTGAAAACCAAGTACCCAACTGACCGCCCATGTCCTCCAGCTCACGGCCCATCTCAATGCCCTTTTTAAGGACTTTGTAGGCAGATGTGGCTATGGCTAAGGCAGAGACTGGGTCGAGCATTACTTATCTGCCTTCTTGTCGAGCTTAGAAAAAACCTTGTCAAAGTTTTGATTCATCTCTTGCCTGAAAGTTTGCATGTCCTGGCGAAACTCTTCACGGCTTAAGAGGCCAGCCTGCTCACGTTGCAAGTTTTCAATCTTGCGATCTTGCTCCTTATTGTCTTCGCGTGTTGATTTGACAAACCAGGCTACTACAGCACCGGCTCCGGCTATCAACATGTCAATTAGGCTCGATTCGGGCATGACATACCTCAGCCAAATACGCGGTGTGGATGATTAGGTATTGTAGCATTGCCCTCAGCGTCTACCACAAACCAGCCAGCAATATCAGTCAATGCCGCCTGTATCTCAGGATCGGTTGATGCCTCGGCTAAGGCTTTAATGTCATGCGGCGTAATCAGGTTGGCGTGAATGTATGGGATGTCATCAGGGTTGGTAATGACTACCTCGTCTTTGCTGATCTCACCGATGTAATCTAGGCATCCGCAGTCTGTGGCGTATATAGCACCGTCACCAATGGGCAAGCCTTCCTCGTCATAAGCCTCGTAGGCAATCGCAAGGACACCTAGTTTGACACCCATCTCCAGAAGCTGCGGGTAGTTTACTGTGCGTAGGTAGTATGTGTTCATCGCGTCACCGCCTGTAAGTTGGCCGCTGTCAGGGCTTGTGGGTAGTAGGTTATGCGTTTGATGTAGCCGGATGAAGGAGCCGCTGAGTTATTTCTAATTCTTAATCGGTCAACTACAGGCAGCACTACGGTCGTATCTGTCTGAACAGCCGCACCGTTTACAGACAACAACACGTTATTTGCAGCGTAAGATAACGCTTCTTTATCATCACCAACAAAGGTGACGTTTGAGAAAGCCGTTTGAGCTGCGCCACTCGTAAAAATAAATGCTGGCGAGGCAGAGCTTGCCCTTGGAATTATCATACCTATCCTGTTGCTTGTTGTCCCGTCATCCACTTGAACCGCAACTGTAAACGATGTATCAAGCCCAGTTGAGTTGACTACAAACGTCCCCTCACTAGGATTAAACCAACTACTAAAGTTAGTCCCCGTCATCACAGCACTGTCAGCAAGACGGGTGACTTGTGCGGCTACTGTGGGGATGTAGGGAGTGGCAAAGGCTCCGGCTTCTAGTTGTGCGCCCCAGATGTAGATGCCTGAGTATCCGTCTCCGGTGTATGTCTCGGTGGTTCCGTCTGTACTAAGCTGGAAAAGACCGCCGTTAGTTGGATGTGCATTATATAAAGAGCATCTGTACCAGCCGTTTCCGACAGATTCGATAGTAGCTGTGCTGCCGGAAGATACAGTGCCAATAGTGCCAGCACTAAGATTAAAATACGTCCTTGTTCCAACCGCAGCAAAAAGACCTATGTAAGACCGTTCAGCGGCTTTTGCATATATGCTAACGTTTTTTGTGGAGCCATCAATTGCTCTTAATACCCTATGCTGATTTGAGGTGGCATCCTCTACCAATTTATCCGCAGTTAACGTGCCATCAGGAGCAATAATTTGATTTGTGCTTATTGTTACGTTGCTTTTCGTCCAGTATGCATTATCAAACTCCTCCGAATACAGCAGCAAATTCGTCCTCGACTCCCAAACACTCCTCCCCAAACATTCCCCCGTCACAGGGTTAAACTCACGCGGCCATTCGTTAGCAGCAGCGGTTTTAAGTTGTCGCTGGTAGCGGGTGATGGTCTGGGTGGTGGTGGCTGTGTAGGCTGTGGCTGAACTG